CAAGAGACTGCTGTTAATATTGTAACGGGTGGTTCGGATGGAATTCCGGGTTATTTTGTTGGTGACACGGAGTATCAGGGGCCTGACATTGATCTTGATCAGGGTCAGCAGCAGAGTGAAGCAAGTAACAACACTGCGAAGTTAACTAGCGTTGATTACAGTACGATTAGTGATGATTATAGTACATTTCAGGGCAATGACCTGAGTACGGGTGATGGAAACACGATTGGCTACTCGACTGGCGGATCGAAGGTTGGTTATTCAGCGGTTGTAAATCCTGTAACTGGTGGGATTGATATTGTAACGCCGGGCAGTGAGAGCATTGAGAAATCTTTTTCTGCTGATGAACTAACGGATGCGTTGAATTATTTAACTGACGGTGATGTTGATTTAACGAATTTGGATGCTCCTGTTGATCTTTTGGCAGGTTCTGTGACTGGCACTGAAACTGGTGACATTGATTTGGAAGCTGGTAATTTAAGTAATATTCCTGACGATGCGTTAGATTTTGTTGATGATTCAGTTGAGACTGATTTATTTGGTGATGATGACACGCCGACTTCTGCTCAGTTAGCTGCTCAGTTAGAGGAGTTAGGATTGACGAACGTTACTTCGGGTCCTTTATCAGTTGAGGAGCAAATTTCTCAGTATGACACTGACGTAAATTTAGATACGCTAGACGCGCAACGTCAAGATAGTAATGATCTTTCTGCTGATCTGGCTATGGAGGGTTTAATTAACACTGGCGCTCTTGATGACACGATTCTTGACCTTACTTTTGATGAAACTGATATGGGTCAATTAAAGAACCCTGACGGTACAAACTTTACTGGGCAATACAGAGGTACAAGTTATGTTGACGGTCAACCTGTAGACATAACAAATTTAAGTGCAGACACTGATGCAACTAGCATTCCTAGTGATGACTTAACTGATTACGAACGCGCAGCGTTTGGAACTGACGCAGAGACTTTTTACAGTAATTTAGATGATACGGATGGTGACTCTGACACAAAAATTGTAACAGAAGTTACTGGCGAAACAGGCCAAACAGGTACTCAAGCGTACTTGAGTGCGATGACGAAGTTAGATAATCCAGAAACGATGACTTTAGCGGAACAGCAGGCGTTGTATGGCGCTCGTGGTCAGACTCCAAACGCGGCTGAGACAGCGTATTTGAATGCCTTGCTGCGTGATGCGAAGCATAAAGAGGACGGTCCTATTGGTGAAGATGGCAATCCAATTTATGAAGCTGGTGATTATGTTGTTCAACAGACTGGCGCAGAACAGTTTGGTGATTTAATCGTTAAAGGCATAGACTTTTTCTTGAATCCGTTGACGATATTGGGTGATAAATACAGCCTTGAGAATATGAATGAAGCCTATGTTCAGGAACAGCTTGATGCGTACAAGAACGGCGGCACGTTTGTTTATGACGGTGCAGGCACTGTAGTTGGCATTGCTGACGCGAACTATGACGCGGATGGCGATGGTCAAAATGACAGTGTAGTTCTTATAGGCGATGATGGTGAATACACTGTTAGCAGTGGTCGAGTTGGTGTTGATGATGTTAATAACAGCAATCAATATTCTGATACTGACGAAGACATAGATGACATTGATATTGTGGATTCAAATACAACTTACACAAACACTGAAGATGGTGTTATTACAAAACGTGTAGGTGAGGAAGAGGAAGAAGAAACTGGCGATGAGACTTTTGTTGATCCATGTCCAGAGGGCTTTGTTTTAGACCCAGTGTTAGGTGAATGTGTTCCAATTGATGAGGTTGATACAGAAACAGGTACTCCATCTTTAGGTGATGTTATTCGTACTGATACAGGCAGTGGCACTTCAACTTCGACAACCACACCTGCGTCTGGTGAGCCTATGATAATTCGTGGACCGAAGCAGTTTAGTGAAGGTGGCGAAGTCGAAATGTATGATATGACAGTGGGTCCAAACGAAAGTATTGGCAATGACATGGTTATGCTTACTTTTCCTGATGGAACTAAGGGACAAACTCAAAAAGCTTTCTATGAAGCTGCGAATAGTCTTGGCGCTTTTGAAGGTATGGAAACTCAAAAAGATTTTGCTGACTGGCATATGAATGAGTGGGCATCTAAATCTGTAAGAAATTCTCGTGGTGATCCCGATTATATTGCGGCAGCGGATAAATTTAACACGGATCAAATTGCGTATAACAACGCTTTGATGGGGTCTGACCCCAAAATTGCTCAAAGTAGAATGGCTTTTGTTCAGCAACATGCGCCTGATAATCAGGCAGCTATTGATGCTGCTCAGTCATTAGTAGATCAATATTCTGGTGCAGCAGGCGCTGGAATAGCAGGCGCTGGCGTTAATAATATGGGCGCTGATAACACTGTCGCTGATAACACTGCCACTTATGATCCTTATAATAATTATATGTCTGGATACCCAACTTATGATTACAGTGAGGGAATGGGTGATGATGACGCAGAGATTATTGACGAATTTGATTACGAAAAAATGATTGAAGAGCTTAATCTTCCATTAGGGTCAATGATTCTCAGAACTCCTAAACAGTTTAATGTCGGCGGTGCGGTAACACCTAATATTGATAGATTTATGCAGTCTTTAGGGGTTTAAAATGAATGATTTAAGCGACTTTTCGAAGTACCTCACAGATGAGGAACTAGCAAAGGTCGCTCCTATGTTGGAGCGTTTGCAGACGCTTGATAAGCGTGTTGAGAAGCAGGACAACTACATGAGTTTTGTGAAGCATGTTTGGCCTCAGTTTATTGAGGGCAGACACCACAAAATTTACGCTGAGAAGCTGCAAGCTGTGGCTGATGGCAAAATCAAGCGATTGATTATTAATATGCCGCCTCGACATACGAAGTCAGAGTTTGCGAGTTATTTATTTCCTACTTGGTTAATGGGTAGAAGGCCCGATTTGAAGATTATTCAGGCAACGCACACAGCGGAGCTTGCTGTTGGTTTTGGGCGTAAAGTTAAAAATTTAATTGATAGTGAGGAGTTTAGAGATGTCTTCCCTAATGTCAGTCTTGCGTCAGATGCCAAGGCGAGTGGTCGTTGGAGTACGAACGGCGGTGGTGAGTATTATGCGGTTGGTGTTGGTGGTGCCTTGGCAGGCCGTGGTGCGGACTTGGCGATCATTGATGACCCGGTTTCGGAACAAGACGCGCTGAGTGTTACGGCATTAGATAACATTTACGAGTGGTATACATCTGGTCCAAGGCAGCGTTTACAGCCCGGCGGTTCGATTATTATTGTTATGACGCGATGGAGTATTCGTGATTTAACTGCGAAGGTTTTGGCAAAGCAGAGCGAGAAGGGTGCGGATCAGTGGGATATTGTTGAGTTTCCTGCGATTATGCCATCTGGTGATTCGCTTTGGCCTGAGTTCTGGAGCTTGGATGAGTTAGAGAGCGTTAAGGCTTCTATTCCTGTGGGCAAGTGGAATGCTCAGTATATGCAGAATCCCACTGCTGAAGAGGGTGCGATTATTAAGCGCGAGTGGTGGAATTTGTGGGAGGAAGAAGACCCGCCTTCGTGTAGTTATATTATTCAAAGCTATGATACTGCGTTTAGTAAGTCTGACAGGGCTGACTATAGTGCGATTACCACTTGGGGTATTTTTCATTATGATGAAACGCAAGAGGATCATATTGTTTTACTTGACGCGTTGCGAGGACGATGGGAGTTTCCAGAGCTAAAGCAGCAAGCGAGTGATTTGTATGAGATGTATGAGCCTGACATGGTTCTTGTGGAGCAAAAGGCGAGTGGTATGCCGTTGACGCAGGAATTAAGGCGCATGGGTATTCCTGTAACGCCGTTTACGCCGAGTCGTGGTGCGGACAAGTTTACGAGGATGCATGCTTGTGCGCCTGTATTTGAGAGTGGCATGGTATGGTGTCCTGAGACTAATTTTGCTGATGAAGTTATGGAAGAATGCGCTGCATTTCCTAATGGTGAACATGATGACTTGGCGGATTCGATGACTCAGGCTATACTACGATTTAGACAAGGTGGTTTTATTACGACCCCAAGTGATTATGATGACGAAGATGAACTGGCGCTATACCGCCGCAAACGTGAATATTATTAGGAGGCTTTTATGGCTGATCAAAAACAAGCAATAATGCAGGCGCTCATGAAAGCGATGGGTAGCAGCCCATCCGCCCCAGCCACATCACCGCGTCCGAAACCGCGTCCTCGAATGGGTATGGGTCGCGCAGGTGCAATGTTAGGTGCTGGAGCAGGCGCAGGAGCAGGAAGAACTATATCAGATGCTGATCGTAGAAAAATTATGGGCATGATGGGTGAGTCAGGCAAGACTATTTCAGACGCTGATCGTCAACGTGCAATGGATCGTGCGGGTATGTTAGAGGCTCTTGAATTTGGTGAAATGGGTATGATGTCTCCAATTGATCTAGAGCGTTTACGCAGGCAATTAGGCATGTCGCGCCGTAAAAAACCCGCAGAATTTAATGGCGGTGGTGCTGTTGGCACAAAAGCTAAAAAGAAGCCCAAAAAAGGCTGCGTCATGAAAGGCCGTGGCGGTAATTTCAAAGGATTAAAATAATGGCAAAAACACCAAAAAAATATAAAGGTTTTTCAATGTTGCCTGAATCAGTGCAACAAAAAATGGACCCTGAAGCAGCCGTTAAGTACATGGAGGGTGGCGCAGTAAAAAAGCCAAAAGTCTCTATGTATATAAAAGGCGGAAGTGTTGAAAAAGATGGGGTTTTAACGGAAGTTGACCCAAAACCCAAAAAGGCTTCAACCAAAGGTGCAACCAGTGGCGGTCAGTCACGAGGCGGTGGCGCAGCAATTAGTGGTCTTAAATTCGAAGGAACAAGGTAATGCCTAAGATCACAATAGACGTTCATCTACCTTATGATGATATGCCAGTATATGACATACCTGAAGATGAGGTCATAGTTGTTGACGAAGTTATAACAGATGAAGACCCAGAAGAAATCGCTATTACTTGTCCCACATGTGGGGCGGTGATTGAAGATAAGGAAGATTAAATGGCTATAGAGCGTGGATTAGGTGCGGGTGGATTGCCCCAAGACCCAATGGTTGCAGAAGCCGAATCTCTTCAAAACGTAATTGATTTGCCAGCGCAGCCCGGTGTCACAGAGTTTGACGATGGTAGTGCAGTGGTAGGTGAGTTTGAAGAACAAGCTGCTATTCCCGCGAATGTTCCGTTTGATGGTAACTTGGCTGACGTTATTGATGAGGCTGAGTTAGGTAAAATTTCGTCTGATTTAGTTGGTTCAATTGAAGATGATTTGGCTTCTCGTGAAGACTGGGAAGATACATACAAAACAGGCTTAGAGTTTCTTGGTATGAAGACTGAGGATCGTACAGAGCCGTTTGAAGGCTCTTCTGGCGTTATTCATCCGTTATTGGCTGAATCTGTCACGCAGTTTCAGGCGCAGGCGTATCGTGAGTTGCTACCTGCAACTGGTCCTGTACGCACGGCTGTTATTGGTGCGCAGAATGAAATGCTTGTAAAGCAATCTGAGCGCGTCAAAGATTATATGAATTATATGATTACCTATGAGATGGAAGAGTATGATCCTGAGTTAGATCAGATGCTATTCTACCTTCCTGTTGTGGGTTCTACGTTTAAGAAAGTTTACTTTGATCCACTGAAACAACGTGCGGTAAGTAAATTTATTCACGCTGAAGATTTGGTTGTTCCTTATGGGGCAATTGATTTGGTTTCTTCTCCTCGTGTCACTCATCGTATCACGATGGATTCCAACGAAGTGCGTAAAATGCAGATCGTTGGTTTCTATCGTGACATCGACTTACCTACTGGTGGGTACGGTGAAGACGATATGGCTGATGAGGTTGAAGAGTCAATTAACGATATTCAGGGCGTTCATCCAAGTGGACCTTCTGAAGATTTAACTTTGTATGAAGTCCACACAAGCCTTGACATTGAGGGCTTTGAGGACATGGGAGTAGATGGAGAACCAACAGGTTTGAAACTGCCATACATCGTCACAATCATTGCTGATTCTGGCGAAGTATTGGCTATTCGTCGTAATTTTATGGAAATGGACCCAATGAAACGTGCGAAGCAATACTTCGTGCATTACAAGTTTTTGCCCGGTCTTGGTTTCTACGGCCTTGGCTTGACTCACATGATTGGTGGGTTGGCTCAAGCGTCAACGTCGATCCTGCGTCAGCTTATTGATGCAGGCACCCTCTCCAATCTTCCAGCAGGCTTTAAAGCCCGTGGCGCTCGTATCCGCGATGAAGACAATCCCCTTCAGCCGGGTGAGTTCCGCGATATTGATGTGGTTGGAGGCACCCTGCAAGGCTCCTTGATGCCTCTCCCCTTCAAAGAACCTTCAGGGACGCTTTATAACCTTTTGGGAACCCTAGTGGACGCAGGACGCCGTTTCGCTTCTATGGCTGACCTCAAGGTTGGTGAGATGGGCGGTGAAACGCCCGTTGGCACGACGATGGCGATTATGGAGCGCGGCACAAAGGTTATGTCTGCAATTCACAAGCGTTTACATTATTCGCAGAAGATTGAGTTTAAACTTCTTGCCAGAATCTTTTCAGAAACAATTCAGTCTTATCCATATCAGGCAGATATGCAGATGGGTCCAGAGATTTTTGTGCAGGACTTTTCAGGTCAAATTGATGTCTTACCTATTTCTGATCCTAATATCTTCTCTATGTCGCAAAGGATTGCTTTGGCGCAAACTGAACTACAGTTAGTGCAATCAAACCCACAGATACATGGTGGTCCACAAGGATTATATGCGGCTTACCGTAAGATGTATGAAGCTCTTGGTGTGACCAACATAGATGCCATTCTTCCCCCCCCACCTCAACCGCAGCCTATGAACGCTGCAAAAGAGAATCAAATGGCATTGCAGGGAGCGCCATTACAAGCGTTCCCTGACCAAGATCATCAAGCGCATATAGAAACTCATATGGCTGTTATGTCTACGCCTGCTATGGAATTAAACCCGCAGTCGATTATGGCGTTGCAAGGGCATATTCAAGAGCATATTGGCCTGATGGCTGAACAGCAGGCACAGCAAGAGGTTATGTCTCAGATACCTCCAGAGCAAATGCAGATGATGCAGCAACAAGCTCAGATGATGCCGCCACAGCCCGGTCAGCCACCTGCTGATCCTATGATGCAAATGAAGCCACAGATAGACTCTCTTGCGGCTGAAAAAATTGCTGAGATGACAGAACAGCTTGCACAGGCGGTAGCGCCTCCACCGCAATCTGATCCGCTTGTGGATATTAGAAATCAAGAACTGCAACTGAAGGCAGCAGACATGCAGCGTAAACAAACAGAATTTGAAACCAAACAAGAATTTGAACGTGAGAAAGAACAAAATGATATTCTAACTGCACAGCAAAGGATTGATGTTTCAGAAGCGGCATTAGCCGATAAAACAAGAATTGCAGAGGATCGCATTCAAACACAGCGAGACATTGCGGCTCTAAACTCAAGCATGAAGGGAAATTAAAATGGGATCAGTAAGAGAAAAAATGGTTGAGCAAATTCGTGCAGCGAAACGTGCTGCTGCAAACATTGTTCAAAAGGCTCCTGTTGTGGAAATGGTAAGAGCGCGTGATGAGGATGGACACTTTGTTAAAGATGACCCAAGCACCCCAGAAAACGAAGCGTGGGTTGAAAAACCAGCCGCAAAACCAAAAGCCAAAAAAAAGCCAGCCACAAAGAAAAAAACAGCCAGCAAAAAGTCTAAGTAGATTTAGTAAAATTGCAAGACCCCAGAGATTCCAAGGTATTTTCTGATTTTTTGGTATTAATACTTGTGTTTCCCGTATAATCGCATACTATATGCGGTATGGACGCACTACATCTTGCAGAATATCTGTTAAAAAACATTCGTGAGCGCGATGGGCGTCTAAAAGACAAGCTTGCGGATGGTTCGATACAAGCTTTTGACGAGTATCGGTACATCGTAGGCGAAATACGCGGAATGTCCTACGTTGAAGAAGAAATTAAAACCGCGATGAAAGGCATAGAGTACGCAGATGACTAGTAAATTAGTTGTGCCAGAATATGTGGCACGGGCGCAAAAGAAAATAAATAAAAACGCAGAAATACCAAAACCTATAGAAAATGCTTTTGGTAAAGGTGCGGAGAGCAAAAACGAGCATGATCCATCTCAGATGGAAAGTTCAGCGATAGAAAGATTACCACAGCCAACAGGCTATCGTGTTCTCATCATTCCCTATTATCCTAGTGAAAAAACAAAAGGTGGCATTATTGTTCCCGATGCAATTCGTGATCGTGAATCCTTTGCTACTGTAGCGGCTTATGTCGTTAAGCTAGGTCCAGACGCATATAAAGATTCCCAAAAGTTCCCAAATGGTCCTTGGTGTAATGAAAAAAATTGGGTTCTTATAGGAAGATATGCTGGAAATAGGTTCAAAGTGGAAGGTCTTGAGGTAAGAATCATAAATGACGATAATATTATCGCAACGATTCTTGACCCCAAAGACATTTCATATGTATAAGTGAAGGGAGAACAAGGAAATGTCTATGTCTGAAGATATTCGTGAAAACGAAAAGGTTGAAGAAAATACATCTGTAGAACTTGATGATGACCAAGATACAGTTGAGGCTTCCTCAGACGAATCCAAAGAAGAAACCCGAACAAATGTTCAAGATAAGTCTTCTGGGGATGAAGAATTAGATCAATATAGTCAATCTGTTCAGAAACGTATTAGAGAATTAACTGCGAAAAGACACGCTGCTGCTGAAGAAGCGCAGGCGGCTGTTCAGTATGCTCAAAACATGCAGCAAGAAAACGCTCAGATGAAACAGCGTTTGCAGCAAATGAGTGTTGGTTATAATACTGAAACAGAAGGAAGATTAAAGGCTCAAGAGTCTCAGGCTAAACGTGCTTTAGCTGAAGCTATGGAGGCAGGCGATTATGAAAAGGTTGCTGATGCTCAAGAAGCCATTTCAAAGATTGCTATAGCTAAAGAGCGTGTACGCGTTCAAAAAGCAAAAATTGCGAAACAACAGCAGGTTGCAAAGCAGCAAGCACAAGTTGCTCAACAACAACCACAACAACAGGCGGCTCCACAACAAGCCCCCGATCCAAAATTGAAGAGTTGGTTAGGTAAGAATGAGTGGTTTGGTCAAGATCGACTAATGACTCGTGCTGCACAAGCAATTCATGAACAATTAGTATTAGAAGAAGGCTACGACCCTACAACTGACGATTATTACAAAGAAATCGACACTCGTATGCGTACAGAAATGCCTCAAAAGTTTAAGGAGAAACGGTCCAACGCTCAGACTGTTGCTCCCGCGTCTGGAAACGGACGGTCAGTAAAATCAGGGCGGAAAAAATCGGTGGAATTAACGCCGGGTCAAGTGGCGTTTGCCAAAAAAATGCGTATCCCATTAGATAGATATGCAAAAGAAGTTGCTCGTTTAGAGCAAAGACAGGAGTAATTGATATGGCTAATAGGACATCACGCGAAGTAGAATCGCGGGAGCGCACAGAGCGCGTAACAGAATGGCGTCCCGGTTCAGCCTTGGATGCCCCTGAACCCCCCATCGGATATGTTCATCGTTGGATTCGTGAATCTGTGATGGAATTTGATGACAAAACAAACGTTCATAAGAAACGGCAAGAAGGTTGGGACCTCGTTCGCGCAGAGGATTACCCAGATTGGATCGGACCTGTAGTAGACGAAGGGCGTAACGCTGGTGTCATTGGCAACGGCGGACTTGTTCTCGCACGAATGCCCGTCGAATTGGTTCAGCAGCGGAAAGATCACTATAAAGGTGTGACTAAAAATCAAATGGATGCAGTGGATAATGATTGGATGCAAGAAAACAATCCAGCCATGCCGAAACTTGCTCCTCAACGTAAATCCTCTGTCTCATTCGGCTCTGGTCGGAAAGACAGATAATCTGAAGGAAACTAAAAATGGCAAATCAAGACGCCTCTTTTGGTCTTCGTCCAGTTCGTACAAGCATTAGCTCCCAGCAGCAAAACCGTTATCGGATTGCTTCAGGCTATAGCACTGCTATTTTCCAAGGCGACTTAGTTGCAATGGTTACAGGCGGTGGTATTGAGCGTGTTGCCGCAGGAGGGTCAGGTTTGATCCTTGGTGTGTTTAACGGATGCTTTTATACTGACCCGACGACCTCCAAACCAACTTTTGCAAACAGCTACCCCGGTAGCATTGCCGCATCTGACATCATGGCAAATGTTATTGATGATCCGGGTGCAACATTCGAAGTACAAGCAGACGCTGCATTCCCTGTAGCTGATTTGGCTGGTAACTTCGACATTGTTGATCAATCTCCTGTAGGTGATACCGCATCTGGTACATCTCGCTTGGAGCTTGATGTGACTACTGGTGCAACAACTGCAACATTGCCGTTGAAAGCCATAGACATTTCTCAAGACCCTGAGAACAGCGATGTTTCATCGGCAAATACTAACGTAATTGTCAAAATCAACAACCACTTGTACAGCGGTGGAACCGCTGGCTTGGCATAAGGAGATTGAGTTATGGCTATTTCACGCTCCCAACTCGTCAAAGAACTTGAGCCGGGCCTGAACGCTCTATTCGGTATGGAATATGACCGATATGAGAATCAACACGCAGAAATCTTTGATACGGAAACATCTGACCGTGCTTTTGAAGAAGAAGTAATGTTGGTCGGATTTGGGAATGCTCCCACAAAATCTGAGGGTTCTGGCGTCGAGTTCGACAGCGCAAATGAAGCGTATACTGCTCGTTATTCACACGAAACAGTTGCTCTTGCTTTCGCGTTGACGGAAGAAGCAATCGAAGACAACCTGTATGATCGTCTTGGTGCGCGTTATACGAAGGCGCTTGCGCGTTCTATGGCACACACAAAGCAGGTCAAAGCGGCTGCTGTTCTAAACAATGCGTTTGACAGCAACTTTGCAGGTGGCGATGGTAAGGAACTTTGCGCAACTGATCACCCACTATCTGGTGGTGGTACGTTCCGTAATGAACCGTCAACCGCAGCAGACTTGAACGAAACTTCGCTTGAGAATGCTTTGATTGACATCTCTACCTTCGTAGATGAGCGCAATATGATTATTGCTCTGCGCGGCACAAAATTGATTGTTCCACCACAACTGCAATTCGTTGCAGATCGTTTGTTGGAATCAACATTGCGTGTTGGCACAGCCGATAATGATGTAAACGCTCTTCGTAATATGGGTATGATTTCAGAAGGTTATACAATTAACCATTTCTTAACAGACCCAGACGCGTTCTTCTTGAAGACTGACGCGCCTAACGGATTTAAGCACTTTGAGCGTTCTCCAATGAGAACAAACATGGAAGCTGACTTCGATACAGGCAACATGCGCTTTAAGGCTCGTGAACGTTATAGCTTTGGCTTTAGCGACCCACGCGCAGTATTCGGTTCTCCG